GTGAAGACGCCGAACTGTTCGTGCGCCTGAACAAAGAACTGAAGACCGACTGTGAAAAATCACTGTTCGCTTTCTTCGTGAATTCGTGGCCGGTTCTTGAAACGCGTTTCGATCTTGATGTGAACTGGCATATGGGTTTGATCGCTGAACATCTTGAAGCGGTGTACTTCGGCGAAATCGAAAAGCTGATCATCAATCTTCCGACGCGCTATTTGAAATCGAACTTCTGTACAATCGCATTCCCCGCGTGGGTGTGGACGCAAGACGAACGCAAGAAGATTCTGTCGTGGTCATATGCCATGCAGTTGTCAACCGCGCTGTCGTGGAAGCGTCGCCAGTTGATCGAATCCGAATGGTACAAGATGCACTGGGGTGATCGAATCATCATGGCCGACGATCAGAACCAGAAGACCGAATACGCGAACAAGTCTGGCGGTGAAATGAAAGCCAGCGCCACAGGTTCGTCGATGACAGGTTCGGGCTGTGACATCATGATCATTGATGACCCACAGAACCCAGCCGAAGCATCAAGCGATCTTGAACGCGAAAAGTGTATTGAATTCTGGTCGGGAACAGCGTCGTCACGCTTCGACAACAAGAAAAAGAAGTCGTGCGTTCTTGTCATGCAACGGCTTCACGAAAAAGATTTGACTGGTCACTTCTTGAACGAATACCCCGACGCGGTTCACTTGAAGATTCCGAATCAAGCGCCCGACCGAATCATCTATTCATTCCCACGGTCGAAAGATCAACGTGTGTACGAAGCGGGCGAAATACTTCAGCCGAATCGTGAAGGCGAAAAGGAACTTGCGCAAGCGAAGAAAGAACTGGGGTCATACAACTATGCGGCACAACGACAGCAAGAACCAGTTCCACGCGGCGGCGGCTTGATCAAAGAAGAATGGCTGAAAAAACACGCGTACAAAGAACTTCCCGAACGCTTCGACTTGATCACCATTTCGGTCGATTGCGCATTCAAAGACCTTGAGTCAAGCGACTTCGTTGTGTTTCAAGCGTGGGGTCAGAAGGGTGCCGATCACTTCTTGCTTCGCCAGCTTCGCGACAAGATGTCATTCATGAAGACGCGCGAAAACTTGAAGGCGTTCATCGAACTGTACCCCAGCTATCACGAAGCATTGATCGAAGACAAAGCGAACGGCACAGCGATCATCAATTCATTACAAGGGGTGTGTCGCGCACTGATCGCCATCAGCCCGAAAGATTCGAAGGTCGCCCGACTTGCGGCCTGTGAACCCGAAATCGAAGCGGGCAACGTGAAGGTGCCAGACCCAGACCTGAACCCATGGGTCAAAAATGAATTCATTCCAGAAGTGACAACATTCCCGAAGGCTGAAAACGACGATCAAGTTGATGCGATGACACAGTATTTGAACCGGGCGCGAACGCGCAACGTGGGCGAATTCTCTGATAGTTTCGACGACTTTTCAAGCGCGTCGGGGTCAACAATCGCGGGGTCGTTGTGAATTTGTTGCCATATCTTCAAAATTACAATGTAATACAAAAAAGACTTGCCTGTTCAGAATACATCGCGTCATCGCCGACAAGGGGGAATCATGAGTGAACCGATAGACACGCCCGAAAAGGGCATTCAGCCATTGACAAATCAAGACAACGAAGTCGCGCCCGACAGCGATGCGCCCGGCAAAGATGTTTCGCCCGGCATCGGTGCCTTCAACTTTTCTGAAGCCGGTGCGTCCGGCACGCGGTTGTTCGGTGAAATCTTCGACGAAGAATACCTTCAAAAACTGACCGGAACACGCCGCGCTGACATCTATGATGAAATGCTTCGAAGCGATGACACGATCACAATGCTGACCACGGCCCGCAAGAATCCGATCTTGAAGGCGACGTGGGGTGTGGAACCCGCGAAAGGTGAAACGCCCGAAGAACAAGCTGTGTACGACAAACAGGCAAAGCACGTTGAACACGAATTGTTTGATCGAATGAATTCTGACTTCATGGAATTCGTCGAAGACGCGCTGACGTTCATCGAACACGGCTATTCGCTTTTCGAACGCGTGCATGAAATCGTCAGTGACCCGAAGTTCGGCAAGTACATCGGCTTCAAGAAATTCGGCTGGCGTTCACAAAGAACAATCGAACGCTGGAAGTGTGCGGTCGATGGGCAAATCGAATCTGTCTATCAACAAGCGTACAGCGATGTGGGCAAGAATGTTCACATTCCCGGTCGATACGTGACGGTGTTCACGCTTCGAAAGACCGGCGACAACTATGAAGGAATCAGTGCGCTTCGTTCTATATATGGGAACTGGCAACGCAAGAACATCTTTCTGAAGCTGATCGCAATCGGCATCGAACGCTATGCGATCAACACACCTGTGGGCAAGATTCCGGCTGGCAAAGAACAGCAACAACAAGAACGCGAACGCTTCGTGAATATGTTGAAAGCGATTTCAAGCCATCATCAAAATTACTTCATGTTGCCCGCTGGCTGGGAAGTTGACTTTCTGAAGAACCCATTCGACGCCGACAAAGTTGTGGCCGTCATCAAGCGCGAAGACGAAGGCATGGTTCGTTCGTTCATGGCGAATCACTTGAATCTGGGTCAAGGCGGTTCCGGCGGCGCGTATGCACTGGGCACCGATCTTTCAGACCAGTTCTTGTCGATCATCGAAAACGACGCCGCGATCATCACGCGTCGATTCAACAAATCAATCATTCGTGAATTCATTGACCTGAATTACGGCAAACAATCGAAATACCCGAAGCTGACAGTGTCGGGAATCAACGACAAGTTCAGCAAAGAATTCGCTGAAATCATGAAGTCACTCGGCGATGGCAAGTACATCACACCGACTGAAAACCTTGAAACATGGGTGCGCAAACGCTTAGGACTTCCGGCGCTTGTGGAAGCCGATGCCGCTGTCATTCCCGATGTACGCAAGACCGATCAGCCTTCGCTGTTCAGTGAAAAGCTGACCGGCGCACAGTTCGCCGACATGAAGGCGATTCGCGCGAAGGTCAAAGGTCAGATTGAAGATTCAGCCGACACCGTGGGCGAAGCAATGCGCGACGAATTGAAACTTCGCGGCGAAGACTTTGCCACAAAGCTGATCAACGCAATGAAAAAAGAAAAGCGCGACAACTGGCGCAAGGTGATTCGCAACGCTGGCGATCTTCCACAAGAAGGCGACTTCGTGAAGAAGATCAAGAAGGCGCTGATCGAAACGGCTGGCCGCGCACTGGCGCAAGCCCGCAACGAAGTTCCCGGCGGTCGCAAGATCAAGTTCTGTGAACGTGTGAAGTCGCGCATCGCGCTTGCTGAAGTCGATGACATCTTCGACAGCTTGCCGAAGGCCGTGAAAGAATTGATTCTGACCGACCCAGTTCTTGTCGCATCGTCTCAATTCGCAAACCTTCGAACTCGACTTCTGATGGCCGCGTCGAATGCGGTTGATGAATCGGGCGACATCGACGTGATCGAATCGCGCATCAAAGACGAACTGTCAAAATCGGTTCTAGGTCTGTCGGCTGATTCAGAAATTTCTGGCGCAATCGCCACAGCCGCCACGAATTTGACATCGAAGGTGTACAACAACACGCGAATCGAATTCTTCCAAACCGACGAAGCCCTTGAAAAGATTGAAGCGTTCATGTTCATGAACACCGACCCGGTGTCACCTATTTGTCAGGACTTGAACGGTCGCATCTTCGCGAAAGACGACCCATCGGCTGACGAATACTTGCCGCCGTTGCATCACAACTGCAAGTCGTTCATTGTGCCGCTTTTCAATTTACAAGGTAAACAAATCGACGACCGTGGACTTCTGCCTAGTGACCCGAAGCTAGATAAGTTCAAGACTTTATAATGAATTGACGAAAGGGTGTAATACATATGAGCATTACAAATATGAAGCACAAACATATTCGCGGCATCGCCATCGGGCGACTTCAACTTGCTGACGGCATTGATCGCAATGGCATCAAGCGCGTTCAGCTTCTTCGAACGGGAACATTCAAACACCCGCAAGCGCCTGACGGCGCGTTCACGATCACGCCCGATATGCTTCTGAAGATGAAAGCAAACTTCGATGGCAACGCCCGCCGACTCGACAAGGGTGAAATACCTTTGGACTACGGTCACAACACCGAAGGTGAAGCGGCTGGCTGGATTCAAAAAGTTGACGTTGAAGACAACGCTTCTTTGTGGGTTGAAATCAATTACACGAAGAAAGCTGAACAGGCGATCATGGACCGCGAATGGCGATTCATATCAGCCGACATTGATTTTGACTACGAAGACAACGAAACAGGTGTGAAGCTGGGCGCGGTCCTTCTCGGCGCTGGGCTTGTGAACCGGCCACACATCAAGTCGATGAAAGCGGTCTTCAGTGACAGCGGCATCGGCGAAGAAAACAACAACGAAAAACCGAAACCTGAAAAGGGGTATTCAATGACACCGGAAGAAATGGCGAAAAAAATCGGTGAACTTGAAGCCGTCATCAATCAACTCAAAGCACAATTGGGTTCAACTGATGCGGCCAAAGTCAGCGCCGAGAAATCGCTGGGTGACATGAAAGCCGAATGTTCTGGGTTGAAAGAACAACTCAAAGAAGCAACGGCCAAAGTCACACAGTTGACAGAAGCAAACGAAAAAGTCGCGAAAGAAGCGAAGTTCAGTGAATTCTTAAATGCTGGCAAAGTCGTGCCCGCACAAAAAGAAGCATTCATGGGCATGACGCTTGAACTTGCTGAAAAGCTGTTCAAAGACGCGAAGACGACTGTGAACCTGAACGACAACGGTCACGGCAACAACGGCACAGCGAACAACAACAATGGCGGTTCGAACGACAAAAAGTCGGCGACTGACATCGTTGAAGAACGTGCCGCTGAATTGATGAAAACGAATTCGAAACTCAAACTAGGCGAAGCGTATCGTCAGGTACTTAGTTCAGACAAAGAACTGAACACAAAGTACATGAACGAAACACGCGGCGTTCAAGCGTAAAGGGGGGTTGAAATATGAAATTCCTTCAACCGAAAGTCGTGACCTTCAAAGCCACAGCCGATCTGACTGGCAAGAAGTATCACGGTGTTAAATTCGACGCGACAGAAGGGCAAGTTGTCATTGCTGGCGCGGCTGAAGCTGAATTCATTCTTCTGAATGAACCGAAAGCTGGCGACGAAGCTGAATGTGCTTTGTTGGGCGGCGGTGCAATGGTTCATTCGGGCGCGGCCTTCGCGAACGGCGCGTACTTAACATCAAACGCGGCTGGCAAGTTCGTAGCTGCAACAACCGGGCAAAAAGCAATCGCACGTGCATGGTCAGCCGCCGCTGGCGCTGATGAATATGTACAAGTCGAACGCTGTTTGCTTGTGGTTCCATAAGGGGGATGCGCTATGACACAAATTAGAGCCATAGTTGACAAATTACTGACGAACGTCAGCAATCAACTCGTGCCCGAAGGGTACATCAGCGAAATGATCTTGCCTGAACTTTCAGTCGTTCAAACTTCTGGTTTGATCGGCGGGTACAGCCACGATCACTTGCGCTTGATCGACACAACTGTCGGCGGCAAGGGTGAATACCCTATGGTCGATACGGTTGTTCGTACTTCGCAAGGGTACAAGTTGAAAGACCATGCACTGAAAGAAATTCTTGTGGCCGACGACTATGACAACGTCGAAAAGCCATATGATGTTGAAGAAGACGCAACAATCGCGTTGACCACACACCTTTGGATTGAAAAAGAAAAAGGTTTGGCTGACACGATGGCAAGCGGCACGATCACACAAGGCGTGACACTTTCGGGAACGAATCAGTGGAACGACTATGCGAATTCGAAGCCGCTTGAAAATCTTCGTGACGGTCGCAAAGGCGTTCGCGCCGGATGCGGCAAGAAAGCAAACCTTGCTTTCATGGACGAAGATGTTGCTGACACGCTTCGCTTTCACCCACAACTTCTTGATTCACTCGGCTTCAAATGGGCACGTCCCGGCGGCATGAGTGATGACGAACTTGCGAAGGCATTGAAAGTCGATCAGGTTCTTGTCGCCGAAGTTGTTTACAACTCGTCGATTCAACCGGCGGCGGCTGTTCTTGCGCCTGTGTGGGGCAAACACTTCTGGTATGCGCATTCGCCTTCAACGGCGTCGCGTCGCCAGCAATCGCTGGGCTATCGCTTGCAGAAAGCCGGTCAAAAACCGCGTCAAGTCTTCAAGTCATATCCTGACGAACCAGTGAACAGCACAAAGATCATCGTGAAAGACCAGTATCAACAAGTCATCACGAACGAAAAGTGTGCATATCGCATCACGAATGCGATTGCGTAATTCGAATCGAATCGGTGTGGGGTCGCAAGACCCCGCGCCATATCAACAAACCAAAAACCCGGAGTGAACAAAATGTCTGAACAAAATACTTCTGAATCTATCAATGACAGTGCGATTCCCGATGCTTCGAAATTCAAACGCCCAGAAGAAGTCAATCGCGGTGCGCTTGACCCGCTTGAAAAAGAAGAACGTGAAGCCGCAAAGAAGCTGGCAAAGCCAGCGCCGAAGGGTGCGTACATTTGCACCGGCAACATCTTGAGTGACAACAAGTCGTTCAAGCGTGGCGACGAATACGAAGGCAAGTTGTACGCCGACTTGATCGCTTCGAAATCAATCGTCACGAAAGAAGAATGGGCGAAACGATGACTTATTCACTGAATGGCGACGTTCGCCACGAATTCAAATCAGTTCTTGAAGCTGGCACCGTGATCACCGATGACAAGATCATCGAATTTCAACTGGCAAACTTCGCGCTGATCAATTCATATCTGGCGACACGCTATTCGGTGCCAGTCACCGGGACCAGCCCGGTCAATCAAAAATCAACGCTTGTTTTCACAGCGGCGGCTGGTTCCGGCGAACTGTACAAGGTCAAGACGAAGATGAATGAAATGGTGAAGGTCTATGAATACACGACCGACGCCGCGAAGACTGATCTTCAGCTTGCCACACAGTTCGCATCATTGATCAACGCTGACAAGAACCGCATCGTCGAAGCCGAAGTTGTCGGCAACGATCTTGTTCTTGAATCGCGCGTGCTGGGCATGGACTTCATTGTTGAAGCCACGGTCAACATCGCGGCGTCGATCACGCAAGCGGCTGTGATGGGTTCACAGGCTTTGCGATTGCTTCGAAAAATTGAAACAGAACTTGTCGCGTGCAAGATCGCGTCGATTCTGAAAACGAAAGTCGCTGACGCTGTACAAGCCAGCGGCGTTCGTCAGGACATCAAAGACGAATCGTGCGGCAAACAGGCGCTTGCGATCTTGAAAGACCTTCAAGAAGGCAAAGCGGTTCTTGCCGATGTTCCCCTTGCCACAGCAAGCGGCGGTCTTGAATCAAGCGCGTATGCGGGCACATTCAAGACTGGGGTTCGTCAATGGTAAGTCGCGACGACAAAATGTTTTCGATGAATGTGACGAACCTGAATGAATTCAGGGCACAACTGGCGATTGCACGAAATCGCGTCGAAGACTTGTCGGTTCCTTTGGGTGAAATCGCCCGCGACTTCTACAAATCACAGAAAGCGATCTTCATGCTGAAGTCGCCCGGCGGGTATCAAGACCTGTCGGAACAGTACAAAGTTCAAAAAAAACGTGGCGACAAAAATCATCATGGCGTTCCGATCTATCCGATTTTGAAAAGAAGCGGTCGCCTTGAATACTCGATCACCGAACCGGGTTCGCCAGAAAACATCACGGTGATCGGCAAAGACACGCTTGAAATAGGCACGACTGTTCCCTATGGCGTCTATCACGATAGCGATACGCCACGGCGAAAGATTCCACATCGCAAGTTCTTGTTCATCGGACCTGAATCACGTGAATTCGGTTCGAAGAAAGAATTCGGCGGTCGCCCGATTCGCTGGAAGAACATCATTGAATTCTATATCAAGTCTGTCATGGGGGAACTCTGATGGGCGCAAAGTATGATGCCGAAAGGCTTCTTGACGACTTGTTCAAAATCGTCAAACAAAATTTGAATACAAAAATTAGCGAAATTCAGGCTGAAAAACAAACGCTTCTAGGTCAATCAAACTTCGTAGTTCCATTGATTGACGACAAAGCGTGGTTCGACAGTTTGGATGCAAAGACAGCGAACTTCGACCCATATGTATATTATGGGGTCAACGACAAGACTGTGATCGAATTAGCGTCAGCCGAAGGCGCTGAACTCACGATCTTCTTCACCGTGGTCTTGCACTATGACGGCGATGATTCCGCGATGTACCGCAAGATGTTGCGATACATTCGTGCGCTTCAAGAAGTCATCAGTGCGAACTTCGATGCCATTCC